TGTGTGTAAATACGGCAGTAGCACCCTCAGTTTTTGTAAGTAGTGTTCTATTGCTTGAGTTTGAGTCTGGTGATACCCAAAGTTCTGTGAACATGTTATCTGTAAAGTTAGAGTTGTTTGACCAAGTTATAGCAATAGTACCCAACGCTCCCGCTGTTGCTGTTGGGGAACCGGGCACGCCAGGGGAAGCCTGAAGTCCTTGTCTTTGGTCATTTCCTGATACACTTGGTAATGACGGAGCAGTAATAGTATAAAAACTATCATCATATTCTTCTGCTGTTATATTTGCATTACAATTTTTATTATAGGATATATTAGTAATCCTAAATTTCTTTCCATTCCATCCAAATCTATCATGTGAAAATGCTATAGTATCCCCAGCAAGTAACATTAATGCCTTAGGCCCCATAGTGAAACTTATTGAGAGTCCAAACCTTGATTTACGCAAGAAGTTTTCTACATTTATACGAGCATTATAATAACTCGCAACAGCAGGTATAGCGACACTTCCTGATTTTATAACATTTTTATCTGCTCTTAAGTAGTTAGAATCATAAAAAGTTACAGCTGTGTTTTTAAATTGGTTACCTGGGTCTTCTATTTGAGTACTAACCGTGTTATAAGATTTTTTTGTCCCAGCATCTTTTACAGCAATTTTTCCAATAACATCGGATTCGTCTATCCATCGAGCATTTTTTTGAGCTCCTACAGTATATCCAGTATCACTAGAAGTAGCAATCTGAGATGTAATTCCATCAGAAGTTGTTTCTATTCTTAATGCATACTGTCCTGCCTCGTATGATAGTAATCCATTAAAATTCTTTAAGAATCCATTAATATTAGAAAAAACAGACTGAGAAGTATCTACTGAGCCCATGCATTGGTGACGCGTAACTTCTCTTTGTTCGTGAGAGTTCCAACCTAAGTATCTCCAGTATTGGACGTTATCAGAATCAAAAATACTGTAACCAGTATCATAACTAAAACTAGTAGGATTATACACGCCAACATAGTTGTTGTATGCATTTTGATTAAGACTTACTGTGAATGAAGTACTTGAAATAGTACCTCCAGCAATTTTAAAAATAGGTATACTTGTTAAATTACCTGTAGGGGGAGAACTTATAGTTCCCGCAGAGGTAACTCTAGAGTAGCCATTTGCATGCCCTGTATATATTATATCACCCACACTATATGAATGAGTATTTTTCATAAAACGTTTTGAAAACTTACCTGAACACTGTTCTAGTACTACGTAGTTTACATTATTTGAATAAGTACCTTTAGATTTAACTAATCCCATAGCTACTACACTTCCGGAATTTGTTCCATCGGAAGTAAGTACATATCTTTCACCTATACTTATTGCTGATAAGTGACTATTAGTCATACCTAAAAGAGTTTGAGTTCCTTTATCATCACAAGTTCTAGCAGATAACAAGAAGTCTGACAAAGCTATATCTTTATCTATATCTAAATCTTTACCATAAGTTTTAGCGGTCATATAATCTAGCAACTGCATTGCTGGATTTATGGTAACTCTTTTATCATCGCTAGTTGTTTTAGGTAATAGCTTGTAGGTATATACGGCTCCAGTTTCTTGAGTTACATCATCTGGGTCCGGTGCCATGTTTTCAGGCCATTGAGCTGTTATTGTTGCTACTCTTTCGCTGCCATCATAAGAAGATATAAATCTTGTTACTTTTTGTGCATGAGTTCCAGTAGCATCTGTATATGTTTTTGTAAGTTCTATTCCATAGTCATTATAGTAGTCATCAGCACTACTAGCTGCACTAGCTAATTTGATTTTGTCTGCTGATACTAAGGTTTGGCTTCCACCAGTTGCTCCAGTTCCATTTGAACCAGTAGCTGTTAAAGTTGTTCCTGCAACTGTGAAAGGAATATTTTTTCTAAAGTATGCAAGAGTTTCATTTGTAAAGAAGAAGTTAAAATGTTCTCCATTTAAATAAGGATTATTTAACCAAGCTGGATTAGTGCCTGTAGCAGCTGTAAGATTTGCGCCGGCATTAGCAGTTACTGTTGTTGTAACAGACAGAGTTGCGGGCACGGTTCCTGTATGAATAACATGATTCCATGTAGTCATGTTCCAAGTATTACTTCCATCTGTATGATAGAATGCAGTAACTTGAGGTATACCGTCTGAGTAGCTTAAGTTTGGTGCAGTACTGTATCTAAATCTATACCTAAGGTTTCCTTCTGTATCTGCAAAAGACCATTTATCTATAATTGTTACGTTTGCATTAAGAGTAGAGTTATCACTAGTACGTTTAAGGGTTACTTGGTCTCCTATTTTAAAGTTAGTATGAGCTTGTCCTGAAGCTCCTGTATGATCGTAACTATAATCATAGTTATAACATGATACAGCTTTTCCTCTTACTAGATATTCTATTTCGGGTACTGTAGTAGCATCTTCAGCTATTTCGCAATCTAGTACTACATAGGCAGTATCTAGTAATTTATGTTGAGGACTCCAGTATTCTGCTCCTGATTCAGTAGCATTAAAGTAATCTACTTGTCTTTTAAACTTAGGAGATACTGCTATAGAAGTTAAAGTATTATCTGCTTTTTGGTCTTCTTTACCTGTATGCAAAGTTATACTCATTGTGTTTGGAGCTGACAGTCTTACTGTTTCTCCATCTAGCACACCGCCGCCATTTGCGTCCGTGGCCGTTACATTTAATAATGATTTATTAGTGCCATAGTATTCTATATCTTCCACGTCTAAGTAATCTTCGAAAGGGTTAAAACCAGAAGTTCCTTGACCAATCATAGATTTTCTATACTGATAGTTAGATCTAGGAGAACCTGTAACATTACGTCCAGACATTTTTACACCACCAAGTGTTTGTCCTAGGTCTTGTCTTCCTCTACAAAATACTTCTACATTTTCTTTTGAAGCTCCTGTTGCATCATTTCTATCATCTGAATCTTCTTTGTTTGCACAGATTAAAGGATTGCCATCTATATATAAATCGTATAGTCCACCTATCTGACCTTCACATAGTGTATAAGCTATATAAATATTATTTGGGTCAGTTGATTTTGTGTCTACAAATATAGGCTTTCCTTGTACTCTATCTACACCATATACTACAGGTATAAAATGAGCACTAAGATTGAAATCAAGATTTACATCTCTTTGTACTTCTACGTCTACCATTTCTGTAGTAACTTTTGTTTTGAACCCAAACCACTTTTTCTTGACCTTGACTTTTAGTTCTTGTTCTATTGCAGTATAAGTAGCAAGTATATTTGTTGTTTGCTCTGCATGCATAAATCCTAAATCAGATGCATAGGCAGGTTTAGCTGAGGCTTTGTCTTGTCCTCTATTTTGAGCATCTACTGCTCTATGAATTTTATCATTTGACATTCTACCTTTTACAGCAGCAAAGTCACCCCAATGACTAGTAAGATTCCAAGTAACTTGAAGTTTACTATTAGGGTCTTCATCTAAAGAAGTGGCTTGTATTATTCCTTTGAATATAAGTACAGGAGATCCTACTATAGAAGCTCCATTTAAGAAAGCTTTATAAACAAAAACTTCTCTATTATGGTAAGATTTTAGAGTACCTGCATTATTTTGCTCATTTAAAGGGCCTCCTAGTTCATCGGATACTATTTTTAAAGTAATTGATGTACCAGTGTTTTGAGTAGCTAAAGTACTATCTATGTTTGCTATAACTAATACTGTATTGTTTGTTTTTATTCCTATGACTTTTACTTCGTGACCATTATTAGTACCACCACTAACTAGTATCTTATCTCCTTCTCTAAATCCTTCCGCGGCTAAATCAATATGAGCAGGTACAGTTATAGTACTAGAGGTCATAGTGATTGCATCATCAGTTACGGATTTATTATAAGCTTCTGCTGATAGTTTAATATTCATACCAGAAGCTTTAGCTTCTACAGTTTCTGAGTAGTTTCCTACTTCTAGAATCTTATCAGCTATATATGTTTGGACACCATTAGCATTACCATTAGTATCTAAACTTGCATCATTAAAGTCGATATTAAAAGCCGAGTCTGTGTAATATGCGTATCTTTTCGCATCTGTACTAAATGTGCCGTTGATTAGTTCTTTACTAGGTCTTTCAAATTTGACCAAATGAGCATAAGTAAACGGCTCATTATTAAGTAATAGTTTTTTTATATCTGTGGATAGTGCTCTTTCTGCCATGTTATGCCTGTGCTTCTTCTAGGTCTAAGGAAAAACTAAATAAATTATTTACTCCGAGACTATACGATTGAATATCATTTTTAAGTATTACACGAAATAGTGGTTTATCGTAATTTATTGTTTGTGTTGCTGCTACCTTTCTTTGTAGGGGTGGATTAAAGTATATTATTCTTTGAGCAGTAGTAGGATTACTATGTAACCCTGAATGATAGTTATCTCTAGTCATAACCCTAGTAATCCTATAAGATTTTTTATGTAAACTATCATTAGCATCTGTAATAGTAAACATATCACCAAGTTGAGGAGTTGTGGTTTGAACTGTTGAATGGCCTGCCTGTACCATAAAGTCGCTTCCTTGAGTAAGAAGTCCTACGTTACTTATAGTATTACTTGCAGCATGAGTACCAAAAGCAGTATTTCTTGAAGTATATTGTTGTGGTAGCTGTACAAAAAATGGGTTTAGTCTTCCATTCTGTTGTAGTAGAAAACTGTAAATAGGTTCGAATTGTTCACGAGTCATAGGATTATATTGTATTTTTATATCATACTTATGCCCAGCAGCTGAACGCGTTATTACACGCCCACTATTAGTTCTGGAAACTTGGATAGGAGTTCCTGAGCTAATATTAACAGATGAGAAGCCAGGTCCTTTATCTGCAACAGTACTAGAAACTTGACCACCAGCTGCGTATCCGTTATTTGGATCTGGTAGTATTGTTTGAAAACTTGTATATGCTGCCATTAGTATGCCTCTGTATTAATTGATTCCATGAAAGTTTCTCCATGTTCGTTTGCTGCTTCTCTAATCATTCCGATTATGTTTCCTCTTTGTCTTTGTAGTACATCTTGTACTCCTTGTGCGTCTACTGCATTAATAGTAAAATTGACATTCTGTGCACCACCACCTAGTTTGTTATTTGGTATAATATCTATTGGTGCTGTAGGTTGTACTATCTCAGGTCCTCTTTCTCCAACTAATATACCTTCTCCACCAGCTGCGTATCCTCTCATTCCTGCTGCTCCACCTGGAGTAAAGCTGTTTGCGTTACTTCCAACTCCTTTTCCTCCTCTGAGGTACGCGGTTTCTCCTGCACTTGCTCCTTGTGATACGTCTACTCTATTATCTCTTTTTCCTACTGCTATAGTTGAAGTAGGTTTAGGAACATCGGATGCTCCACCTTGGAACTTACTCTTTCTTATTATAGCTACTTGGGCTAAACCCATTGCTCCATACATAGCCGCTATAGGTATATTCCATGGGCCTGATGGTTTTGCTGAAAGTGCTCCTACTACTGCTGATGCAGTACTTGCAATAGCTTGTGCTATCTGCATTTTCTTATTCATTTCAAAAGCCTTTCTAGCCATTTGTTCTTTCTTTTTCTCCATAGCTTTAATTTTAGCTAAAGATTCTTTTGATTTTCCGTCTCTATTCTTTTCTGCAGATATCTGTCCATCAATTTCTGCTATTTGTGCTTTTGAATTTGCTGACATTATGGAACCTATAGCTCCTATTGCATCTGAAACTGCTCCAAGCTTATCGGAAGCACTTGCAGTTTTATCACCTAGAATAGTAAAGGAGTCTGCTATACTAAGTACGCCCATTTGAGCTGCAGATACTAACTCTCCCTCAGGTCCTAAGGCTTCTAAGGCTTCTCTCATTGGCTGAGTAGCATTTCTTATATTTTCTATTCTGGAGCCTCGAGTTGCATCGGCGTCGTTTGCTGCTGAAGTTGCTGTACCAGCTCTTTCGCCCACACTACCTTCTTTACCTGCGTTTTGTAATGTTGTTAATTTATTACCGTCTTCGGCTGTGGTTTTTGTTACAAAATTCATAGCATTAGCAGCATGTTGAGCAGATTTACTTGTGGCTAAGATCTCTTGTAGCTTTGCCATTTCCTCCTCCATACCTTTTGATTTGGCTATGGCCGTGAAGACTTTAAGTTTAAATTCTTCTAAAGCATACTCTGCTTCTATCTGTTGACTTTTAATTAAAAATTGGTCCATAGCTAGTTTTTTAGCTTTTTCAGTAGATGCTATAGCATTAGAAAATGAATCAGCAGGAGATAAGTCAAATTTTCCTGTTTTTCTAAAGTTAGAGAGTTTTAGAGCATATTCATCTAAAGCTTTGTTCATACCAAACTCTGCATTTAGTAACATTAATTCATTTTTTAATTTTTTCTTTTCTGAAGCTGCGCTTCTAGTTAGCTTCGCTAGTTTTTCCATATCCTCTTGGAGTTCGCCAAAAGGAGCTTTACCGTCTTTTATGTTTTGAGCAACTTGAGCTGTACTAATACCATACTTGTCAAGGTCCACACCAGCTGCTTCTGCAGCTAGTTTTATTTGGTTCATTACATCTGCACTTGCCATACCATCTGTTTTAAGTTGTGCTAAGTCTATGTTCAGGGTTCCAATACTACTAGCTATCTTATCAAAAGAATTTCTTTTTAGTATGCCATCTACGTTTTTATTAAAAACCTTACCCATTTCTTCAAAACTAGTATTCAATGAGTTTACAGCTATTTTACTTCTTTCTACAGGTTTACTGGTTTCTGCAAACTTGTTATTTACTATTTCTTGTAACTTTGCAAAGGTTACTACTGCAGGTCCAAACTTTAAAATTTCAGCTTCAGCTTCTCTAAACGCAACTCCAAAATCAAACCCTTCATATTGTTTTCTTAGTGCTTCATTTTCTGCTCCGAGACTTTTAATTAATTTAGTACCTGTTTCAGTAGCTGTTCTTATTTGTCTATCCATTGCAGCACCCGCAGTTTCTACTGGAGCAACAAAGTCTATTACAGCGGTACCTGCTGCACTTATAGTATCTTGCACTGCGTCAATCAATCCTATTTTCTCCATAAATCCTACTAATTTTGTAAGTAGTGGAAACATGGCTTTAAGTCCATTAATCATAAATTCTTTTAGTTTAGGAATAAAGTTCTTAACAGATTCGCCGAATCCTGCAACACCAGCTTTTAATCTACTCCACGCATTTGCCATTCTACCAAGCTCTTCTTCTTTTGCAAGAGCCCTTGTAAAGATTTCATAGTTATCTCTAGCTTCTTTTGATATCCCACCTAATGTGTTTATTTCATTTTTTACACTCATTGCACTAATAGCTGTTTCCCTGAAACTTCTATCTAAGTCCTGTAGAGTTGTAGGAAGGGCAGAATTTGTTTCAGCTAATTGTTCGAATTTTTCTTTTGCTTTATCAAGAGTCTCATTTAGATTATCAAGAGCAACACTAGACTCACTAGCTTTTCCTCTCATTCCTGCTAAGAAAGTTATTAACATTCCACCAAAAAACAGTATCTGTCCTATAATAGGTATAGCATTCATTAAAGCTGCTCCAAAAAGTCTAGCTCCTGCTCCGCCTAGTTTAAAGGCTCCCATTAGTGATTTCCCCCACTTAGCAAACATACCTTTTTTACCTAGTCCATTTTTTGTCCATTCTGCCATTCCTAGCTTTTGTTCTGCTCTAAAATCTTTGAATCCTTTGGTGGCTAATCCGAATCCTTCTTTTACTCCTGCTCCTTGAATTAATCCCATTTGATTAGCCATACCTTCTTGTCCTAAAGCATTGGAATTAGATATAGCAGAATCTCCAGCTGAAGCTCCTCTATTATTTTCTGCTTTTTGTACAGCTATTATTTGATTTTCTAAAGCTTGAAGTTCCATCATTCTTTTTTGATGGGCTGCGGTATTTACAGTACCATTTTTAATTGCTATTGTTTGACCACGTTTTCTCGTATTTGATACTTGTTGTATAGCTTTTTTGAAGTCTTCCTCAGTTTGATTTCGCCCTTTCATAGCTTTCTTTAAACTTTTAACTGCACTAAAGTCTCCGCCTTTTACAGTTTTTGCCATAGGACCAGTAGCTCCAGGACCTTTACCTACAAAGTTCATTTTTGCTCTTACAGCTGCTTCTTTACCAGCTTTTGCTTCTGCGGCTGCCATATGAGCTGCAGTTGCTGCTACTTTCATTTGCTTTTCAGCAAGTTGCCCTAGGGCTGGAATCATTGTTGTTAGGATTGTTGAGCCAAATAATATTAATCCACCTACTAACGCGCCAGAACTTTTGCTTAGCATTGTTAGGAATGGTGTTAAAAACTTATTGATTAAGTTTAATCCTTTTTCTGTTAAATCTCCGAAAGCTGCCGATAATCTATCATAAGGATTGGTTTCTACCGCATCTCCAATAGACCCATACTTTAGAGCTCCCTGAGTAAGTGTTTCATTTAAGAAAGCTTGTCTTCTTTCAAAACCTGTTAGTTCTGTTCCAGATTTACCTAAAGATGTTGCATACTTTGTTACCGCAGTATCTAGTCTAACCATGATACCTAATTCATCAAGAATTTCTGGTTCGAGTTTTGCTACACCACGGAATAATCTATCTATGGAGTCACTCATGTTTCTACCTAGTGCGATAGATGCATTCTTTGCTACTTCTCCAAGTTTACTAATTTGATCAGTATTAAAGCCTGAAGTCATTGCTATAGCAGAAGACCTTAGTGCAACTTCCATTGAAATAGCACCGTCTGTAATATCTCTAAGACCTCTAGCTATCTGCATAGAAGTTTGACCCGCAGCATTCCCGAGGAATGTGAATCCCTCTATAAGTGTTTGTACTTGGGCTGCACCTCTAAGTGCATTGAAAGCGGCAGTAGCTGCGAAGACGTTAGCAGCTAGGGTAGCGTAAGCTCCTACAAGGCCAGAAGAACCTGACCCCATAGTTTGGTTCATTTTTGAAAAACCTTTGGCGGATGATAAATTTTGTTGGTATAACGCTTTTTCTTTTTTATTCGTATTGTCGGTTTGTTTTCCAACATTTTTTTGAGCGTTAGCAGTTTTCCCCGCTTCTTTCTGCAGTTTCTTCTGATTCTGGATAGTGGCTTTTGTGCCTTTATCACTTGTTACAATCTTAATGATTATTTCATTATCTTTTGCCATTATTTTTTGTTTTTCATTTTATCCATCTGAGCTTTGATACTCTTTCGGGATTCTTCTACATTTCTAAAGTCTAGAAATATTAGTATGTCCATTAAGTATTCTTCTTGGTGTTCCTGAATACCGTATAAGTCCTTCATTGCGGAAAGATTAGTATAATCTTTACCCATGTATCCTACATCAGGATATATTCTATTACCTAAACTATTAAAGATGTTCATAGCATCTATTATTATAGGAGGGAAGTCCTCTACATCTGGAGGACATCTATCCCAATCAATCTCTTCGCCTGTTTGTTCGACCATACGTAAGTACTGGTCTTTAGTCATTCCTATGCCAGAATGATCAAGATACAGGGTCAGTCTTTTTTGTATCAGTTCCTTGTTGCTTAGTACGAAAGTTTTCTAAGTCGAAGACTACCTCGTTGAGCCAGTTATCAAACTCTGATGAATTTTCTACTAGTAACTCAGCGTTTTCTAGTGTGTACTCTAGTTCTATTTCTGGGTCTTTGCCTGAGATATCTACAAGTAGTAAATCTTCTAAGTATATAAGTTTTAGTGCTTTCCAACCTTTTATGGTAGCTTGACTAAATTCTTTTACAAACTTGTCTTCATCAAGACTTTCTTCGAAGCCTCTAGTTTTTCTGTTAAATTTATTTGTAGTGCATCTTTTTCTAAGATTTACTAGTTCTTTTCGGGATAAGTTTGCTAGCTCGACTTCGAAGCCGTCTAGTCCGGGAAACTCTACCCAAGTGGTTTTACTATCCACTAATAAGTTTTTTAAGTCCATTGTGTTATATTCTCCTATGAATATTGAGTGATTCTAGTTCCTAATGCTGTATTGTCCGTCGCACGAAAATCAAATGTTTGTGTGTAGACTTCGTCCGGTTGCATTCTTGCTGTGTACATTACAGGGTTTAGTTGTATTTTCCAAAAGCCGTTATCACTAGCAGGTTTTCCTACTTGTATAGCTTTTATAGTTAAACTGCTATTAGTACTAAAATCGTTAAATTGCGTTATATTGTTATCTAATTGGTATTGAGTAATTGCTCCCGAAACAACTCTATTTGATACCGTGTAAGCACTGGGGTACATTGCATTACTTGAATTTGTAACTGAAAGACTCTCATGAAGAGTTTCGAAGGGTGCCCATTCTATGTCATTCTGTATCATTAGAGTTACGCCTAAAATACTATTCATATTTAAGCTATCTAGTGTTACAGAAGGATAAGTTAGAACTGGCGTTCTAGTAGAAGACTCAGATTGAGCACTTCCTGGTATGGTGTAATTTTCATCACCAGCCCTTTCTAGTTTTGTTCCTTCTCCTTGTAACACAACTTTAAACTGGCTTGTTGGATTGTAAGCGAAGTTTGCAGTTGTTATTATGCAGTTACTAATTTTAAATACTGTTGTTCCTGTTTCGATATAGGCATCAAACTTTTTTAGTTGCTGTGTTTCTATATTAGATTCACTTGTTGCTACTAAATCAGTTATTAAATCCATAACGACAGACTCATCTTTCTCTGCTGTTAAAGGTACTTCAAAACTAAACTGAGCCGGGTTGGCTTTGTTTATTGTTGTCCCCTCTACCATTTTTGATTGATCGTGCAAAGTCTTTACTGGGTACGAATCTTCCGCAAATGTTTGGGAAAAGCTTAAGGCGGCTGTAGTATATATTCTATACTTGTTGCCGCCATAAACTATAAATAGCTTACTCTCCTTGAGGAAACTATGTGACATGGTTTACGCGTCTACTGCGTGGGCGTTACTATCCTTATACCCTGATTGAGTATGTGTTGTAGCACCTAGGTATTTAACTTTTAATTCATCTCCAGTCAATAGATCTGTTCCGTGAGCAGAAAAGTCTAATGATACAGAGATTAGATCGCCAACTTCAATTACAGGTACCTGTATGTGAGTTCTTGGCATGTTAAATTCAACACCTGGACCAGTGAAATCATCACTTCCCATAGCATCGTTGTCTAAACCAACAGTTCCACTAACACCCATAAACAGTCTCATGTCGAAGACGTTTGTGATGATATCAGTAGCGTTTGATAAGTCGGTCATTAATTGGTTAGAACCATTTGCTTTAGTATCTAGGTACATGTTTAAGCTTCCACTTATAACCCTAGCACCTGTAAAGGAACCAATTGGTTTATCTACAACACCAATAGTTTCTGGTGTTACATAAGTAACATTGTTAGCAATCGTTAGAGAGCCACCAGTAATATTAATATCATAGGTTCTGTCGTCAAGACCCTGAGTGGTTGAACCACCAGCTTGTAAGTCAGAATCTAGATATAGTGTAGATAGTTTATTTCTTAGATAGTCAGCGTCACTTGGACCTGTTGTATCTGCGTAGTTAAATGTTTCTATATAAACGTCAGTTTTTCCTATAGTAGGTGCTCCTGCTGAAGTCCCCTGAATAATGTATTTAGATGGATCTTCTAGAGTTTCTCCTACTTGGTCAATTGTTGTTGCATTACCAGACCATGTGATCTGTGCAATACCATCAATTGAAAAGTCAATTTCTGCTTGGTTTACCTGAGCATCATTCAACCTGTATGTTGTGTTTTCTAGTGCAAAATATAAGTTCAGTTTCATAAGTTCGTGAACGTCTGATTTTTCAAAGTTACACTGTGATCCGCCTTGAGCAGCAGTTCCTACTACTACACCACGGCCATTTGCTGCTGCATCGCCAGGTAATGCTGTACCTGATAAAGCTGCCCATAGAATGTTTTCGACACAATCATGGTCATCTGCTACTCTGAAACTATTTGCTCCGTGAATAAATGGTCGTACATAAGTACCGAATGACCATTCTGCTGGTGGTAACGAGTCATTAAAGGTTTTAGAACCCCTATTTGGTTGCGCACCTGCTTCGGAAATAGTAACATCAGTAGAGTCACTTCCCTGAGAGAAACTGTAGCCATCTAATACACCTAATCTAAATGTATTACAGTCTACTTCATTCCCTTTGAATTTTCCAGTACCGGTTCTTCCGCCATCTGTTGTTGTAATAGCTGCAATTGTATCTACAGTTACTACTAGTCCAGACGCACGAGTTAAGTCGGACGATGGATTGCTTAGCGCATGAACGCCAGCCTCTGTGAGAGTTTCTGCAGCAACATATGCCGCACCCCTAAAGTTATTAGGAACCCCAATTGTAGCTACCGGACCTGTTGCGCCTCCGCCAGTGATTGATAGTACTACACACTTAAAGTTCGAACCCGAACCTCCAGTAAATGTTACTATATCCCCAGGGGCATAACCTGTACCAGCAGTACTTACGTGGCAGGTCTTAACCCCGCCAGTAGCACCAACTCCGTTAACTGAGCTAACGAATACTTTGGTATTTCTTGATAGATTTAAAGCCATTGCTTTCTCCTATTGTTATCTTTGAAAGTACACCTACTAGATATTTATCAGTTGTGTAATTTCTATTAGTACCTGCACACTAAAGTCATTTCGCCAATTCCTAAGGGTTCTAAAACTCCCTCATCGGTGGATAGCGACTCTAATGTTAAGGAAGTCGTTGTTTGATGTGGACTTACGGTATCATCGTAAACCAACACATCGTTATTGTCTATTACTCTCTCAATGTCTTCCATTAATAAAGCTAAGACCTCTTGTGGGTCTTCTTGATCTTCAACATAAACTCTTATGTCTAAATTCAAAAATCTCCATTTGAATTCGTTTGGTTGGTACTCTCTGGCTTCATCTCCAGGTACCACACATACTTTTGGGAACTCTTGTATTTGGTCTAAAAATACCATTCCGCCATGAACATTGTTAAACATATTAGAGTTAAAAGGGTGATTTCCATCAATCAGTTGTAACTTTTTTACTAAGGCTTCAGTTATCTTTTTTCTTGCTGTTCTATATGTTGATGCCACTAGTTTCTCCTAAGTTGTGTAAATTTTTGTTCTGTGTATTGTAAAGCTAAGTTTCGTATACTTTTCTTTATTAAATTTTTTGGATTATATCCGTTGGGCCAAGTTCTTCTTCCTGTGTTTTCAAAGGTTTCATAAGGAGATAACATATATGTATAATCTGCCGTTAATCCCATTTTACTTTGTCTTATGTTTTCCATTTTTACACTGTTTGAAAATCTACCAGTCTGATTTCGTAGTGCTGGCCTTCCCATGTTTCTTCTTACCTCTGCAGGTAATCGTTTATTAATCAGTCTTTGAACAGAGAATACGTTTTGTGTATCTTCTCTTTTCTGCTTCTGTGGTCTCATTTTCTTAGACTTTTGAAGTTTTTTTACAGCTACAGCTCCTGATATTACTCCACCTTTGCCACCTTTAGGTTTTGCTAATTGAGCATTTCTTTCTTCAGTAAAAGCTTTTAATGCGCTTTTGTTCTTCTTAAAACGCATATCTAAGTTTCCACCCTTAGTAATTCTTCCTGTAGCATACATTTGTACAATCTGTTGTACTGTATCATTTACTACGTCTAACTCTATTTGTTTCTTTATAGATATACTATTCTTTGCAAGTTGCCCTAGAAGTCCTGACTCCTTTACTTCTCTTTCTATATAAGGAGTTATTAAATCCATTATTTTATTTACGTCAGTTTTTAAATCTTTGTTTACACCTAAGCTTAACTTTAAAACACTGGTTGCATTATAATTAGCGTATTTCTTTTTTACCTTTATCTGATTCCAATCAACTTTTAAATTACTCATTATATAGTTGTGTAAATCTATACCCTTAGTAGTTATCTTAGTACTAATTCCTATTTCGGAATCTCTAAACATTTGCTCAGTTTCTAGTGCAAATTTAGCTTTAGTACTATCTGTACCATGCTGTTTTTTTAATCCTTGTCTAAATCTACTTCTAGCTGTAGTTGCTCCACCACCTCTAGTAGTAGTACTACTTGCACCAGTTGTTTTTTGTTCTCCAAATATATTTTTTGCGTATCCTTCTTTGAACATAAGTTTATTAAATCTTGACCAAAGGTCATCTAATATTTCAACTACGGCTTGTTCAATTATATCGTCTATCTCTTTAGGGTCTGTATCCCAAATAACTAAGGAGAATCCTTTCTTTATACTTCCTATAGCTTGACCAAAATATACACCTGAGCCCGGTAAAGGAGTTCTGCTGGCTTTATAAGTCTTTATCCTATTATTGCCAAACTCTCTTTCTTTTTTCATCTGCTCAAACTTTTCTTTTACTATTTTGCTCCAGACTTGTTTAGTATTCATTTTGTGCATGCCATCTTTAGTAGGCTTGTCTGCTATTCCTTCTATAACTAAGCTAGTACCTTTTAAAGCTCCTACTACCATTGAAATAAAGTTTAAATCAAATTCTACTAGAGTGTTGCTTCCAAGAGATTGAGCATACTTATCAAATTTCTTAGTTGCTGCACTTAAATCTTGTTTCCAGTGTTTTTTTAAGTCCTTTATAGCCATTAGCTATATAACTTATATAAATCAAGTATACGCTTGATATGGTCTGGAAATCCTATATTGTTTCTTAGACTAGTGGAAGTAGCGTTCTCTACAGTTGCTCCTGCGATACTCATTCTATCCTTCCTTTCATCTTTTAAGTAGTATTTGATTAAATCAAATACTGCTAGTTTTAAATCGTCAGGAGTACTTGTATATCCTGCTTTGTAAGTAACTTTTACTGATTTCATGCCCTTGGCCCAGTGCTTGTTACCGGTACTATTTGTTCTTATTATACTGTCTGAATCCTCGTCAACAACATATTCATATTTTCCACTACTGTCAGAGTTTTCTGTGATTAGTGTTACGTATGCGTCTGCTTGACTTGTTCTTTCTTGTACTGATACAACTTGTATAATTGGGGATTCTTCGGTGATTATAGTATCAACCATAGTATCCTTTATATTAAAATATTCAACTTTATTATTACTAGCATAATCTATTATAGTGGTTCCACAATAAGTTTTAACTAGCTGAGAAACATTATCAATTATGACGTTTATTTTTGCGTCATTCTGCACACCTTGTAAACCTACAAAGTCTTTGTACTGCTGTAATGTTACTAAATCTGCCATATATTTTCCTATAAAAAGTGTGGTGGGGTTGCCCCCACCACGGGATTTCTAAAACTAATTAACTAGCTTTATACTGAAGTGTATGACACGCTGTTGAAGCATCGATAAG